CAACCAACATTGAACAATTTTGCTACAAAGATGCTCCAGAGTTTGGAACTGGTTATGTAATAGATGCAAGATATCCAAGAGCATGTTGTCATATCGACACCGACCCAAATACAGGTTGGCCGACTCAAGTCACATGTGAAGATATTTGCATAAATTCTGACTGTGCTATTCTAGGAAGCACAACATATCCTTCAGTATTTGATGACAAATCTTCTTGTAGTCGATATCTTTATACTGATGTAAATGGACTTTGTGGATTCAGTGATTGTTCATCTCCACTTAAAATATCTCAAATGGTGAATAAAAATAAGACATACAAGAATGTAGAATTTGGTTCTTGCTATGAATTAGTAAAAGATGAAACAAATAGTTTAGTCTATGAATGTAATCTAAAACCAAAAATACTTTGTTCTGGATATTGGGCAGCATCAGAAGATGCAACTACACCATACTGCAACGATAAGTATACACCAAATGATCCAGTTAAGGTTGGTAATGAATATGATGTTCAAAAGTTAACAACCACACAGTTCAATAATCTGAAATTAACAGTTGGACAGGAATTTCAAGGTGGAATTTATATAGGAGTATATGAACCAGGAACTCCAGTGAATCCAAAAGGATCGGAACTGTATGGCAATATCAATTTCAGTATACCATCAGAATTTTATCCAGATAATATCGGAATAGGTGGAGATCATCGAAAATGGGCAATTATAGTTGACAAGTTTACATATAGTTTGCCATTCCTAGATAATGAACAAGATGAGTATTATTCAACTTCTCTTTGGGATGGATATTACAATACATATGGAAATTTAAAGACATTCAGTGGAATAAAAACAAAATTAACAAACACGGTAAAATACAAAAATAGAAATGGATTTATTGATTACTATATTCCATCGATATATGAAATGTATTTTTATTGGAATTTCTCAATTGTCTATGGCAATAAAATTGATGCAGGAAACTACATTACCTCAAGTTTATTCACGACTAACTATATCGATAAGATGAGCAATATAACAAAAATAAACAACACAGGAATGGTCTACACTGGAGTTGTTTCTGATGATTATAGATATTCATATCGAACAGTCTTGACAGAGAAAACCAAAAAAGCAAATGTTCTTTTCTTTAGAAAAATTGTAATTCAAGATTGACAATATCAAGATTGAGAGTATATAATGGCATGTGCTTGTGGAAAAAAACAACAATGTGGATGTGGTAGGAGTTTAAATATGGAAAATGAAAATATTGAATTCAGAAAAGACGAAATCAAAGAACAACCAAGTGGAGTCCAAAAGAAACTCAGTATGATGCAAAGTTTTGCATCAGCAATCACTTCTAGAGGACTCAAGAATGAAAAAGTCACAAAACCGATCAAACAATTAAGAGTGCTTTCCTGTTTTGGAGATAAGAATCAGGGAGGTGTTCTTCCCCCATGTGAACATTTAAAGAACAGTAGAGAACCAGGAAAGCATTTCTGTGGTGGATGTGGTTGCGGTGATCGCGCAGGAACATGGTTGGTTGCGGATGGTGATAAGTATTCGAAACTTGACTATCCTAGACTTTCATGCCCTCTTCAAATGCCTGGATTCTCGAACTATGAGCAATCCAAACCTGATGAGGCAATAAGTCCAATCACCAGAAGATATTACATTGAAAATTATCCATATGATAAACTGGAAAATATCAATGTAAATACATTCGAACCTCCTCCACCTCCCCAGAAAAAAGAGGAACCTAAAAATTAAGCATAATAAAATCTCCTTATAAATAAATTAAGGAGATTTTCATATGACGAACACACAACCCAATTCACGACAGACTCTAATAGAGTATGCATTACGCGGACTGGGACATCCTGTAGTTCAGATAAATGTCGATTGGCAGCAATGCGAAGACAGACTTGATGAGGCATTGCAATTTTTCTCGGAATACCATTTTGATGGTGTTCAGAAATGTTATTTTAAATATCAATTGACTCAGGAAAATATCGACAATAAATATATCTCCACGAATGATATTGACTCACCAATTGGGGGAATAGACAGACCCAATGGTAGTGACATTATCTCCGTAATACGACTATTTCGATTTGGTTATCTAACTGGTAATGATATGTTTAATATTAAATATCAGTTAGCACTTACCGATTACTTTGGCATAAATCGTGGACTCAAGGGAAATTCGTCGGTTCCTCTTGCGGGTTACGATGCCACAATGCAATACATCAGTCTTATTGAGCAATTCTTTGATCCAGAGAAAGCAGTAAGATTTAGTAAGGTTTCAGATAAAATCTACATAGACAGTGATATGAAGGAAGCAGTTGTTGGTGAATATGTCATAATAGAGGCATATGCAGTTTTAGATCCAGATGAATATCCTAAAATATACAATGACCGACTACTTAAAAGATACATAACAGCACTCATCAAGAAACAATGGGGTGCTAATATGTCAAAATATGATGGTGTTCAACTTCCAGGTGGAATTACATTCAAGGGATCGCAAATTTATCAAGAAGCAGTACAGGAAATTGCAATTATAGAAAATGAACTTAGAGATACACATGAACTTCCTGCAAACTTCATGATGGGATAATACATGGCACTTAATCCTTTCTTCAACAATTACATCGGTGAGCAAAGATTACTTAATGATCTCACTGTTGAAACCATCAAGGCAATGGGTCAAGATTGTATCTATTTGCCCAGAGAATATCTCAGCATAGATGAAATTTTCGGAGAAGACCCAAAAACAAGATTCAAGAATGGATATATTCTCGAAATGTATCCAGTAGAAACTCTTCGTTTCGGTGGAAGTAAGGATGTCATGACAAAGTTTGGTATTTCAATTACCAGCAGAGTCACATTAGAATTTGCAAAAACTCGATTCAGGGATGAGATCACCAAAAAACAACCAGAAATAGAAAGACCCAGAGAAGGTGATCTCATTTATATGCCAATTCCAAATATATTATTTGAAATTAATTATGTAAACGACGAAGAACCATTTTATCAATTTGGAATTCTCACGACATTCACAGTGACATGTGAACTCTTCACATATTCACATGAGGAAATTGACACAGGCATCACCGAACTTGATGAAGTGTATGAGAAGAGAACAAATTTTGCAACAATCGTTGGTGTCACTGGAAACAGTCTTTCTGGAGTTACACTCTATCAGGGTGGAGAGACAGTATATCAAGGAAGTGCTTCTGGTATTCTTGTTGAAGCAACATCTTCGAATGGAAAACCATCGAATCTATATTTAACAAATATAACAGGCACATTTGTTGCAGGTGCTACTCTATATGGAGCAGGATCTGGTGCAGTCTACACAGCAGCATCCGTACAAGAAAGTATTGTCAATATTCCACAGGATCCATTCATAGAAGCACCATCACATAATAATGATGCTATCAGCAAACAGGCATATACAATACAATTTTCTTCAGATAATCCATTCTCCGAGAACTGCTAATGATATCAATAGAGAACACATATTACAACGAATCAATACGAAAAATGGTCACGGCATTTGGTTCTCTATTTAATTCAATTTATCTCATGAGAAAAAATGAACTAAAGGAAGTCACCGAAAAGATTCGAGTACCTTTAGTTTATGGACCGAAAGAAAAGTTTATTTACAAACTACGAAGTGAAAGTGCAATTACAGATGAGTTGCATGTCCAAATAACCCTACCAATAATTGGGTTTGATATGACAAGCATATTATATGACACAAATAGAAAAATCAACAGACTGACAAAGAAAATTGTCGGTGATCGATCATCATTTGTCGAAGTTCCATATAATATAAATTTTGGTGTTTATGTATTTACTCGTAACATAGACGATAATCTACAAATCGTAGAGCAGATACTTCCTTTTTTTGCACCAGAATTCATGGTGTCGATTTCTATAGATGAAATATATCCTTCGGTTGATATACCAATTGTATTGAACAGTGTTGCCATGAACGAAGAATACGAAGGAACATTTGAGACTCGTAGAGCAGTCACGAGCATGTTCGATTTCACCATGAAGGGATTTGTGTACAATAAATTCTGCGAACCTACTAAGGGACTCATAAAGAACGCAGATCTGTCCATGGGAATAACAGGAGAAGCAGAAAGAACACATCTAGACTACTTGACAGATGTTGGTGATCCAGTCTATTTCAATATAGAAGAGGTATAAAATGAGTGAAGATAAATTATCTGACTTTTT